GGCCTACATCATGGCCGTCCATGCGGACCCGGATATCCCGCCGACGGTGGAAGAATGGCTGGATCAGTTCGACATGTTCTCAATTTACGAGGTCCTGCCGCAGATCCTTGACCTCTGGAAGGTCAACATGCTCACAACCGTGAAGGCAAAAAAAAATTACATAAATCAGGGCGGCAAATGACCACGCCCCTCTTCCTGCTCCGGTGCCTTGAAGTAGGGCTTTCGATGTCGGATCTGGAACTTCTGACGGTCGGACTGGTCCTGGATATCTGGACGGAAAGGCTAAACGATGATGTGAAAGAGCCTAAGAGCGACATCAGGGAGGCCACGCAGGAGGACTTTGACAAATTCTGAGTTATTGACGATCAGGAGGCTTGAATGGCTGGAAGAATAGCAGGCATCACCGTCGAGATCGGCGGCGATACAACCGGCCTAAATAAGGCCTTAAAGTCGGTGGATTCGTCCATAAAGACGACCCAGACATCTCTCAAAGATGTAAACCGGCTTCTCAAACTGGACCCGAAGAATACAGAGCTCCTTGCCCAGAAACAGAAGCTCCTCGGGACCCAGATCGAAAACACGTCAAAGCGCCTGGAGACCCTGAAGAAGGCCTCGGAACAGGCGGCTAAGACAAAGGACAACTATGACGCCTGGCAGAAAAAGTTCGCCCCTCTGCAGCAGGAGGCGGACAAGACCAGAGACAAGCTCAAGCAGCTTAAGGACCGTCAGGCAGAGCTCGAGAAGGCCGGCAAGATCGATACGCAGGAATATAAGAACCTGCAGAAAGAGATCGATGAGACGAAGCAGCATCTGGCAGACGTCAAAGCCCAGCAGGAAGCTGTAAATGACGAGTTCGGCCGCCCTCTGAGTCCGGAAAAATACGACGCCCTGCAAAGGGAGATCATAGAGACCGAGAACAATCTCAAAGACCTCAAACGGCAGTCAGATGAGACAAAGCCTGCCCTTGACAAGATTGCGGAAGCCGGCGAGAAGATGCAGAAGCTGGGCGCCGGGATGCAGACGGCCGGGAAGGCTATGCTCCCGGTCACGGCAGCAGTCACGGGAGCCGGCGTGGCAAGCGTGAAGACTGCCGCGGACTTCGAATCGGCCATGTCAATGGTGGCCGCTTCCATGGGCCTGACCAACGAGCAGCTGGCGGCGACGCAGGTCACCACGGACGGCTTTAACGGCACGCTCGAGGAGTTTGCTCAGAAATTGGGCAGGGAAACGTCTTTCTCAGCCAAAGAGGCAGCGGAAGGCCTTAACATCCTTGCGCAGGCCGGCTACAGCGCCCAGGAGCAGGCGGAGATCCTTCCGGATGTCCTGAACCTGGCGGCAGCAGGCGGCATCAGCATGGGGTCCGCGGCCCAGTACGTGACCGGCGCCATGAACGGCTTTAACGACGCTTCAAAGGACGCCGGCTATTACGCTGACCTGATCGCCAAGGGAGCGACCCTGGCAAAGACGGACGTGGGAGCCCTCGGGGAAGCCATGTCAGGAGCGTCCTCCTCCGCGGCTGCTTACGGGCAGAGCGCCCAGGAGACCGAGGTCGCATTGCTGCGCCTGGCCCAGCAGAACGTCACGGGATCAGAAGCCGCGACAATGCTGAACAGGACGATGACAGACCTCTATGCGCCTACGGATAATGCTGCAGCTGCTCTCGATGAACTGGGTGTTTCTGCGTATGATGAGGAAGGAAAAGCCAGAAGTCTGAGTGATGTCCTTGCGGACTTGCAGACGGCGACCGCGGGAATGACCGAAGAACAGCGGAACGCCAAGCTGAACACCATCTTCACGACGAACGGCCTGCAGGGCTACAACAAAATGTGCGCTTCCTCCGCAGATCAGACGGCGAAATTCGCTTCTGAGCTCGAAGGCGCGGGAGGATCCGCGGCGGAGCAGGCGGCCACAATGCTGGACAACCTGAACGGCCAGCTGACGCTTTTGAAATCGGCACTTGAAGGCCTGATGATCGCCATCGGACAGACACTGATGCCGGTCGTAGAAGCCATAGTGGCGCATCTTCAGACGTTTGTGGAATGGCTGAACAGCCTTGACAGCACGACAAGGGCTGTCATCGTCACGGTCAGCGGGATCGTGGCCGCGATCGGCCCGGTGCTGATCGTCTTCGGCGTGATCGTCGAAAAGATAGGCATAGCGATGCAGGCCCTGAAGGGGATGCAGGCTGCTATAACCGGCCTGCAGATGGCCACATTGGGACCTATCCTTGCAGTGGTGGCTATCATAGGCGTCCTTGTTGCGGCGATAATCCATCTGTGGAAGACGAATGAAGGATTCCGGAATGGCATTATGGCTATCTGGGAGCAGATCAAGACTACGATATCGGACTTCGTCACGCGCTTCCAGGAACAGCTCGAAATATTGAAACCTTACTGGGACCAGTTTGTCGCAGGCCTGCAAATCGTCTGGGACGCTTTCTGTCAGGTCCTTGCCCCTGTCATCACGGGAGCATTCCAGCAGATCCAGATCGTCATAGAGACGGTCCTGGGCGTGATATCCGGCATCATCGATGCCTTTATAGCGCTCACACAAGGCAACTGGGATGGCTTCTGGCAGGCAATCGCGGGGATCGTAGACACCGTAACGAACGGTATCAGCGCAGTCATCGATACCAATATGCAGACCATCCAGAACGTGATCACCACAGTCTGGAACCTGATCAAAGGCAATGTGATGACGATCCTCACCGGGATCAAAACGACCATCACAACGATATGGACAGCCATCAAGGCGACAATCACGACGGTCGTGACCGCGATCATGACGACAATATCGACGGTCTGGAACACCATCAAGACCACGGTGTCAACGGTCATGCAGAACATCCAGAATGTCATATCGACAATCTGGAACACCATAAAAACGCTGGTGTCATCGGCCGTGAATTCGATCAAGAGCACGGTCAGCAGTGTATTTAACTCGGTCAAATCGACGGTCACGTCCATCTGGAACGGCATTAAGTCAGCGATTGAGGGCCCGATCAACTCAGCCAAAGAGACCGTATCGAGCGCCATAAACGCCATCAAGAGCACGATCAACAACTGCAAGCTGAAGCTGCCGAAGATCTCATTGCCGGCACTTCCACATTTCAGCATATCCGGCAAATTCAGCCTGAATCCGCCGTCTGTGCCGCACCTGTCGGTCGATTGGTACGCGAAAGCCATGGAAGGCGGCATGATCCTAAATAACCCTGCTATTTTCGGCATGGCGAACGGGAAGCTGCTTGGCGGCGGAGAGGCAGGTCCGGAGGCGGTCGTAGGCGTCAGCAGCCTGCGGAGCATGATACAGGAAGCTGTGGCCGGCAGCGGCATGTCCGCAAGGGATATGTATGCGGCAGTCCGCCAGGGCATGGAAGACGCGGATGTAACGCTGGTGATCGGCGAGAGATCCGCAGAAAGATTCATGAGAGACACGGGGGTCGTATTCACGTGAGCAACATCGTAGATATCTCATATAAATCATCTGATGGGACGTCCTACGACTTGCGCGGGACGGCCCCCAGGGTCAAGAGCGCGGCCTTCCATGAATTCGCATGGGAGGCCGATGTGACCAGGCGTCAATATGGGGACAGGGTCGACTCCTGGGCTAAGAAGTCCGTAGAATACGGAATGGATCTGTATATCTATGGGGACCTGAACACCAGGAGGAAGTGGCTCAATCGCTTCCATTCGAGTATTGACGCAGATTTCTTTTCCGGCCAGCCGGGCGTCCTTACATGGGGAAAGTCTTATATTTACTGCTTCATCAGGGCGTCGAACACCTATCCGGCTGAAAGGAATACATATACAGTCAATGAGCTGACAATCTACTGCCCTGATCCGTTCTGGATCCAGGAGCAGTCCCTGACGGTGCACGCGGCCGAGGAAACAGCGCGGAGGATCACGGACAAGGGCTATGGCGGCTACGGCCTGTCTTATGGCTATCCATACAGCTACAGGAAAGTAGTACAGCCGCCCTTCCTCAAGATCGATCACTATGCCGAATGCGATTTCAAAATGGTCGCCTATGGTCCGGCCGCCGCTGTCAACGTGAACATAGGTGGGAACCAGTACGCGGTTGACTATCCTGTGGCGGACGGGGAAGTGATGATCATTGATACGAGGAGCACGCAGGACGCGGATCGGCACGCATACATAGTAGGAACAGGCGGCCGGACCATCAATGTTTTCGATTATCGAAAAGCCGACAGCCTGCTGATGCAGAAGATCAAGCCGGGCATCGTCCCAGTAAGTTACTCGCGGACATACCGGATCGACCTGACCATCTATAAGAGGAGGAGCGAACCTGCATG